TGCGGGCAGCTTCCTTGGCGACAGCGGAGGTTGCGAAGTTCAACTTCTCTTCATCCTCAGCCAAATCGGGATACTTCTCATTGAACGCAGCTTGCAGTGCGTCGGCTTTCTCCTTGATCGACGCGGACTTCCGGCGAGCTACCTCTTCGGATCGTCGCTGATTTTCCGCACGGATATTCTGCCGTTCTGCGAGAGCCTTGTCATAGCCATCCGGATCGAGAGCGGGATCAGGAAGCTGGACCTTGTTCGGGTCCTGCGGGGTGAACTGGAAGTCGGTCTCCTGCGAACGCCACTGCGGACCCTGAGCCATCAACTGCATGTTGACAGCGTTCATTTCCGTGAGGCGGTTCTGCATGTCTGCGAGTTGCTGAGCCAGCTTCTCTAGACGATCCTCTTCCTCTTCCTTTGTTCGGCGATCTTCGTGGTCAACATCCTCGAAGATTTGCGCGGTGGGTACGTCAAATATCGGTTGATTGTCGTCAGATTTGTTCTTCGGTTTTCGCGAAATTGCCATGGTTACTCCTGTTGTGTACTTCTGCGTTTAAACGAGTTTGCTGGTAAAGTCAAGCCTATCTCCTTGTGCAGCACCTACTGACTGTCCTATTCGGACCTTTTGCTCTAGCCGTTGATTGAGCTTCACGTATGCGATATACTCCATCCATTTTGACAGCGCCACGTCAGCGGTTAGCTCACCCGCATTGACGGCATGAAGTACATAGCTAACAACCGCTTTCTGCATCGCTTCAATCTCATTGTCCAGATACGGCTTGAATTGCTGTATCTCCGCGCCGTGCCGTATCTTTGCAAGATCACCTTCATTCATCGTCCTACTCCTAGTCCTGACACCGCACTATCTACCATCTGCTGCCCTTGCGGCGAGGGAGCGGGTGCGCCAGCGGCTTGCTGGCCTGCTTGCTGTATCGGTTGCCCAAGGCTCTTGATCATCTGCTCCCGCGCGGACATTGTGATCTTCGAGAGGTCAACACCACCAAGGAGGAAGATGCGATCAATGAGCTTGTTGACATCTGCCTTCTGCATGAACGCGTTGAGCAACATTTCATTCTGCGCGAGAATGCCGAGAATGCCCATGAGTGTTTTGAGTTGCTGAGAGCGAGCGATCATCGTGGAAATACCGCGTGCTTGGAACGTGGTAGGTCTGCGAACAATCTCCTTCCTATTCGGCATCATCGCAGCCCACATTTCTTCACCAGCCGCACCCATTAGCATTTTGTCGTCGGGGAGCGCGTGCTGCATTCCGGTTTTCCACATGAGGTCGAGCGTCGGATCGAGGAAGCGCGTTTCGACCGTTTGAGCCACTGATCGAATAAGAGCGGACGAGCTTTGCTGCGTTTCAGTGATTTCTGTAGCAGATGTTCGAGAGTTAGGCGCGAATTGTCCCAGACCAATTTCATTGATACCCGCAGCTTCGGTTAGCTCCGCTTTCATACTCTGCCACACTTTGATCGCGTCGGCAGAGAGCGTACCCATTGCGAGTTCTTGAGCGAATTCCTGCGCTTTATACCCGTCCTCCAACATGAAGATTTTATTCGGGCTGATACCCTCTGCGATCTGATTAGGATTGAGCAACATATCTGGCACCATCGCCCACGCTTTCAGCGAGGACGTATGCACAGCGTCGATAATCATATTCGTCAGATCGTTAAACGTCTTCGCTACGGAGCCGAAATCTTCCATATAGCTCCGGCCATAGACGGAAAGCGGAGCAGAAACGAGGGGGGTATAAGTGAGCCAATCCTTGCCATGCCAGAATGGATTTTTCTCCGGACCACGGATAAGGTAGTTGTCATTAGCAAGGACCATGAGGGAGCGATCAGCAAGGATTTCTCCATCCCTGCCAACAACCGTTGCGATGTATTCACGGAGCTTAATCGGCCTACGCCCCGAGACAATGTTCTGACCTGAGCCTGTTCGCTCCTGATCTGCGATCTGCTTCTCAAGTAGTGAGCCCTCAAGTCGTGACATTTCGATTTCATCGAAGATTTTCCTTCCTTTTCCATCCACCATGACCTTCATACCGGCCAATTCATGCCGATCAAGTTCAATTTCGCGGATGCGATAGAGGTTGCGGTACGTGTGGTCGAGCCAGACCATGCGCGGGTCAGTGCTTTCCACAGCAACGCGGCCATCTTTGTAGTCATTCTTCCACGTGGTGACGGTGCTGGATGCCATTAGAGCACCCATTTTCATCTGCTCTTCAAACACAGCAGAGAAAGGTAACACCTGTCCGACTTGATTTCGCCCCGCAGTGCTCAGCCAAACGTCCATTACGCGCTTAATGCTCTGCGCCATGTCGTTTTCAACGTCAGCAGGGTCCTGTACCGTATAAAAACCTTCCGGCGTCTGGATCAAAGCCTCTTTCAACGCCGCAGCGAAACGGTCCACGAAACCGGGGACCTCTGGCATACTCTCCTTCGCCTGCCACGCCATCTTATTCGAGAAGTCGTACCTGTTCCAATAGAGGTCGAGGTTCTGCCGCCACTTGTCATCGCGCGGGTTCATGCCACCCTTGCGATTTTCATCTGCCTCGCGAAAGTAGTCCTGCAACGTTGCGACAATCTCGGGCGTTCTATCCTCCGATCCGACGATGTTTGGATCGCCGGAGAAGTTAGTGCCGCCCTGACTATCGAGCGTAGGAGCCTTTGCTACACTCTCACGGTCTGACATTACAGCCGCACTCCGCTGACGTTGACGGTGAGGTTGGTCGTACCGTCGCCAGCAGTCACGCTAGGCCGAAGGAATTTCGGCACATGACCCAGCCGCCAGATTTTCGTACTCGCAGTCATGGAAACAGGAGTGCCACCCGCGTCGTCAAGCGTGGCCCAGTTCGTGCCATCACTCGAACCTTGCAGAGCAACAGCGCCAGCGGCTCCGAACGTTCCAACAGCCTGTGCGGTAAAATTGCCCATGAATTCCTGCGTGCCGACCGCTGAGCCAACGTCAGAAGTTGCCTGTGCGAGCCCAGACCAAGAATAGTTCACGCGCCCGTCGCTGTCGTTAACCTGTGTACCTTGCCTCGTAGCCATTAGTCTTCCAATCCTGCTGAGTGCCGCCAGCCTTCGGAGCCAAAGTAGTCCTCTTCATCGAGACCATCCAGCCAATTTATTAGTTTGCGGAGCGTATCTTTCGCGCCTTCTTCACTGAGCAATTCTACTTCACGTTCACTCATAGTGGATCACCATGTTTGGGGGGTATTCTACCGGGGCCGGGGCCAATTGTAAAGCCATTGCGACTGTCGCCATAGCCTGCCTGCTTAGGCTCCGTGCCAAATAGTCCTGATTTCTTCGCGTTGATCTTGCCGAGGGGGAAGAGGATAGCAGCGCCGTATCCCATTGCGTCTCCGGGATGGGAGTGCTCGTTCTTTACAGGCTCCGTGCCTATCAGTCCGGATCGCGCAATGTGATAGTGCCAACCGCCTCTAAGAGCTTGCCAGACTTTGTTAGCCCTTTCACGGTCAACTTGTACGAGCCCTCTGCCGCCAATTGTTCGACTGAGAACAGCTTGGAGAGGGTCAACTCGGAGGTGAGTGGCGATCGGTCCTGAACGCCATGTTCCACCAAGCTCTTTCTTGATATACTGAACAGCCGATCGAGCGGTGCTTGTTTGCTCACGTTGTTTCCCTTGGTTGTCGCCGATATGGTTGATTACTTGCTTCGGATATCTCTGCGCGATCAGCGGCTTCACCGCGTCGATGATCAGTTCTTCTACACCGATGCCTTCACCGACCAAAGCGTCGAGAATGAGCCATTGCCCCATCGGTGATTTCTGAGTAAAGATGGCGGTAGGGTTATGCCCGAAATCCCAAAGTATAAAGACTTCGGATCGAGGTAGGACCGCAAGCCCTGTTGCCAGATGAAGTTTGTCACTCCATTGCGGTGTAACTGCCTTGCCCAGTTGCTGGAAGCCAAACTCGCCATCCACGAACCTTCTGAGCAAGTCGGGACGGTGAGAGAATGTCTGACGCAATCCTTCGTAATAGTTCGACGGTAGATGAAGGGTGTTCTCGGGATTAGAGGGCTGCCAGACGACAAAGCCATCCTTACGTTCCGAGACGAATTGTTTGTACGTCCAGTGGTTTTCATCTGGGTTGTTCTCCGCGAGCTTTGCCGAGTACCATTTCATTTCGCTTTGTCGCAAGCGGGACATTCCAATAGTAAAGATAAGTTCGTCAACGCCGCCCGAACCGATTGCAGGGGCGGGCTCGTCAATTCCAAAGCCTGCGAGAGAGCGGGACATAAGCTTGGATGCGTCCTGCGGATCGTCCATACCGAGGAACTGTACTTCTCCTTGAGCAAGGCCGCTTGCCCACTTGAACACCTTTTTCGTCGCATGAAATTCTCCTGCCTGTCCGGGTGGAAACCATTCGAAGAACGTCTTCATCGTGGTCGCCTGCATGTTCTCCCACGTGTCGCGGATCAGCGCCCACTCCGCGCCGGGGTTATGCCGAGTGTGATAGAACGCAGACCACGCGAGCGCAGCAGACTTACCCTCACCCATACGAGAGGAGAAGAGGTCAGCCTTTGCCCTGCTCTCGATGAACTTCTTCTGCACTGGGTTCGGGATGAAGTTTATGTCGAAGCTTGCTGCGGGCATTGGTTACTTTCAGTTCTCTTTCACTGACGATCATTCCGATTGGAATGGTTTGGGTGCTACCCACTGTATTGCCGTGCCGTTCGTATACTGCACCGGCCAAGACGAGATATGTATCAGTTCGTTTGATAAGCCATCCGCGAGATACCACCCGCTCTGGTGTGGCGTCTTCGTCAACGGAGACCCACCCATCGTTAGAGACTGCATCATCCCACACTACCTCAATGAAGGTGTCAAAGGGAAGCTTACTTGCCATCGCCGTCACGATCTTTGAGCACCTTGTGGAAGGGGTTGCTCTTCTTCTTACCGTGATAGTTCTTCTGACCCGGTGCGGCCTGCTTGCGGCGAGCTATTTCTCCGATCACACCTTCCGGCACACCCTGAGCACGTAGCTGCGCGGCGCGGCCACCGTGGCCAAGCTTGTTCGACTTCCCGTGGAAAGAACCTGTCTTCTTTGTCATTACTCGCCTCCTATGAGTTTGTTCTTGAGTGCGTTCTGCAAGTTAGCCGGTCGCGCGGGCGACTGCCCGGTGACGCTGCTATATCCATTGCGCACCTTATCTGCGATACTCTGAGCCTCTTCCATTCCACCTTGCTGATCGATCTTCGAGTAGGGTCCGGTCATGCGGCCTGCGAGCCCGTTGGGATTGCTAGGGTCGCGCTGTCCGCTATCTGTAAGCAAGGACTGACGAAGTTCTTCGATCTGGTTGGGGTCGAGCGCGGTAGGCTGCGCGTACTTCAACGCGCTCTCCTGTTGCTGATGGATGATCTTTGCGTATGCGTTCGCACTCGCCGGGTTGGCGTAGACACCGAGGTGCTGGCCAGTCCGCTTGAACTCGTCGATCGCTTCTCGATCAGTCTGCGGCATACCGTTGGGAGAGATC